CAGAAATGGACAAACATAGTAGAGACTTTTCTGAATGGAGAAACCTTACAGACCAAGCAAGAATGGGTACTTTTGGAAAGATGTACTTAAGGGGTCAACGTCCAGATGGAACTAAGCCTGAGTGGGAGCACAACCACAAAACTAAACTTAAACTTAATGAACCAGATACTAATATTTAGTAATAAACTAACGGCTTAACTACAATATTTAAACGCTTACGCATAAGTCGTCTTTCACGTTCAACAGTGCCAGCCCAAAAACCTTGAACAGCGTTTTCTAACGCATACTGTAAACAAGGTGTTTGGAACTGGCAGCTGTCGCATATTTTTTTTAATATAGGTTTTATTTCTATAGTTTCAGGACCAGTTTCGGGGAAAAACATGTCTCCGTTTACAGTAGCGCAGGGTTGCGTACCATCAAAACCTGGTGCTTTAACCATATTACTCCTTATTGTTTTTGGTATTAAATATCGCTGGGTATTCAAGCAAAAATTGCTTAAACCGTTCTCCTTCCAAATATGTCCAAGAAGACCAGTCTTCTCCTCCTCGGGTCATATGAAACGCTATCTGAGCGTTTTTTACTGGGTTAAATAAATCAGAGTTAGTCAATAGAGAGAACTTTTCTCTCCTGTCCTCACCGAGGCTTCCTAACATGTTGATTTGAAAAATGCCATAAGAGTTGTCCCCAGTATTAGCATTTTTATTGTGAGCTAAAGGTCGTCCGTTGGATTCCTTTTTAGCTACGGCCCACGCTGTCTTAAGCGCAGACCCTTTAAATCCGACAAGAGTTAGAAGTTCTTTTAACTCCGTGTCCGTGAGTGAGGTCTTATCTGAGTAATCACTTAATGTAACTACCTGGACAGAACCCATATCTTTTGCGTCTCCAAGCTTATTTGAAGCTTGAGACGAGTCAGTTGCGGTTACTGTCATTGTGACTAAAAGGACCATGGTCATTGCCATGGCTCCAAGTCCCTTTGACTCTGGCGCTATGTTCTTTAACAAAAGCATTTGATTTCCTCCTTAGTACAAGGAAACACTGAGTTACGTATATATGTCAAGTTGAATAGCATGACAAAGGTGTGTTTTTATGACAAACTTTTTTCTACACTGCGTATAACGCCCTTTAGACAGGAAACACATTGATGACAGTTTTACAATGGGCGCAAACATTAGCTAGTTTTGCTACGTTTGCTTTGTTTACTATTTCAATAACTAATTGGTTATTAAAGAGTTGGTTAAAGGGGTATTTGTCCGAATTGAAACCAAACGGTGGAAGCTCAATGAAGGACCAGTTAAATCAAATTAGTAGAGATGTAACAGAACAAAAAATTTCAATGGCACGCTTAGAAGGACGGTTTACGCAACATATTGAGGAATCTGCAAAGTAGTTGGGCTTGACATCAAGTTGTAAATCAGGCAGACTAATTGTGCAGGCACTAACCTAGTTGTGTCTCGAAAGGTAGAGAAATAAATGAATAAAGCAATGTTGGCCTCATGGGGTCGCTCGTTCATGGCTGCAGCAGTTTCCGCATTTGTTGCCACAGGTGGAGATGTATTTAGCCTTGACCTAGAAGGAGTAAAAGCTATCCTCACCGCAGGTGTTGTAGCGATTCTTCCAGTACTACTTCGTTATCTAAATCCTTCCGATACAGCATTCGGCACAGGAGCTAAGTAAAATCATGAAATGTGTGAACTGCCCAAATAATGCTGAATATACTCTGGCTGACAAAGGCGCTAACCCAATAAGTTATTGCCCAATCTGTTTGCCACCACACTTACAAGTGCGGGCACTATCTGGGCAGTTACCACTACCTGGTACATCCACAGGTACCCCTATTATTGAAGACTCAAAGAAGACTATTAAGAAAACTGCAAGTAAAGCAAAAACTACAGAAAGTACTGTAGAATCTACGGAGGAGCCAACAGAAGAGGAAGTATGAAAATAACACGGGTAAAAGCTATTCAAGCCCACCCCGTGCCAGAAAAAGCTTATCAAGCTAAAGGCCCTTTTCCAGACCACCTCTTTAGAGAATCAAAGATAGTATTTGATTACGAATCCGAAAATGATGAAAACGGAAACAATTTTCCTTTAGGAGCTACGGCTCAAAATAATTTTAAACCGCCTAAGTATCTTAGGTGCAAGGCTTGTCATGCTAGAGTTACAGAAGAAGAAGCTGTTTTGCATGAATGTGAGAACTAATGGCTAAGAAAAGACCTACTATCCCTTCTTGGGAAGAGATGTCGTCTAGTTACACGTCAAATTTTATTGACGAACTTTTAAAAGACCCTAAAGAAAATGACCCTGAATTTCAAGTAATTGACGGTGGACCCTCTATGCGAACCACTACAACAAGCAATCCAGCTAAACCAAGAACTATAAAAGCTGGATACGATTTTAAAACCAACACAATGACCGTTGTATTTAGAGACGGTACTTGGTGGGATTATCGAGGAGTTCCTGAAGACGTGTGGTATGACTTTGTTAACGCACCGTCTAAAGGAGTGTTTCTAAGAGAGTCTGGGTTAGACGGTTGGGGAGACATGGGGCCTTCAGATGTAACCCGTATGCCAAAACACCGTAGGGAACAGATGAACGACATTTCAGAGTTTTCAGAATATATGTACGGGTCTAAACCTAAAATACCTACTTTGGACGAATACTTATTCGGAAAACAGGAATAAATGAAAACATTCGGACCACTATACGTAGATGTGATTCAGTACTACCACCGTCGCCCCCTACCAATAGTAGAAAAAGGTTGGACTCAAGAAACTGACTTCCCATACAGAAAAAGCAAAGTTTGTTTAGTTTTTAGAGCCCCGTTTACTAAACCAGGTTTAGTAGTAGGTTTATGGAATAAAAACACAAAGGTAATCTTTGAAGAGGACGCGGACCTTCTTTTGGCAAACGCTCTTGGAGCCCGTAATATGGGCCTCTCTACAGAGGAGATAGACGAATGGTAATTAGACGAAACAAGAACTGGAACAAACCTTTTTCTGAAAAGGTGGCCAAAAGAGTATCCAAGATACCTTCAGGAGAACTTTTGGTTTGGTCAGACCAGATTCTCTACGAGTTAAGCCGTTGTCTTTCGGCTTACGAAAAGAACAGAAATCAAGTTTATTTGGATGAAGCCCTTACTGGAGCTGAAGCTATCCATGCAGTTGTTGACGAATTGCACAAAAGATTATCTTGCATTGAGTAACTACATTTGTATGCTAAAATTATATTCGCCAACTCTCTCCTTCTCTCCCGTGTGGCAGCGGCAGCCCTGGACTTTAAACCCAGGGCTTTCCGTCTTTAAAGGAGGTACAAATGTTTGAAGAAGATATTGACATTGATGAACTCTTTGAAGAAGAAGAAGACTTCGAAGAAATTGATGAGGACGACCTTGAACCCGCTGAAGAAGACGACGGGTTAGATGAGCTGTCCCGAGAGTTTGTTGACAAACTAGTAGACAAAATGATGGTGTTCTTAGTAGCACTTGTTGGCTATGAGTTGCATCCATATCAAGCACCACTTGCACGAAGAATTATGGAATCTGTAATTATTAATGACGGTGAAGAAATTACAGCTCTTGCTGCACGTCAGTCCGGTAAATCAGAAACTATTGCAAATACTGTAGCTACACTTATGGTTATTCTTCCACGACTTGCACGTATGTATCCAGATTTATTAGGTAAGTTTAAAGACGGTATCTGGGTAGGATTGTTTGCTCCAGTAGAAGGTCAAGCAGAAACTCTGTTTAGTCGTACTATTAACAGGCTTACTAGTGAGCACGCATTAAACGTATTAGGCGACCCAGAGATTGACGACGAAGCTAAAAAAGTTGCTGGAGTTACAAAGCAAATTAAATTAAAGAATTCTGGCTCATCTGTAATGATGATGACAGCTAACCCTCGCGCAAAGATTGAATCTAAGTCTTTCCACCTTATTGTTATTGATGAGTGCCAAGAAGCAGACGATTTCGTAGTATCTAAATCTATCTCCCCTATGTTGGCGTACTACGCTGGAACTATGGTTAAGACAGGCACGCCTACCACACACAAAAACAACTTCTATCGTTCTATTCAGTTAAACAAACGTCGTCAAACTTCTAGAGGAAATAAACAGAACCACTATCAGTGGGATTGGAAAGACGTAGCTAAATATAATGATAACTACCAGAAGTTTATTAAGAAAGAAATTCTCCGTGTAGGCGAAGACTCTGATGAATTCCAAATGTCCTATAACTGTAAGTGGCTTCTAGAACGAGGCATGTTTGTAACATCTACCGTAATGGACGAACTTGGAGACACCTCCCAAGAAATTGTTAAGGCTTGGCACAGAACCCCTGTTGTAGTCGGTATCGACCCCGCTAGAAAAGTTGACTCTACTGTTGTCACAGTTGTTTGGGTTGACTGGGATAGACCTGATGAGTTTGGCTACTTTGACCATAGAATTTTAAATTGGATGGAGATTCAAAGTGAGGACTGGGAAGACCAGTATTTTCAAATAGTTAACTTTTTAGGTAGTTATGACGTGCTAGCTGTTGGTGTTGACTCAGGTGGTGTGGGTGACGCAGTGGCTCAAAGATTAAAGTTGCTGTTACCTAGAGCTGAGGTATACCCAATTGGAAGT